ATGAATTGTATGCTAGAACATTTAGGATGGGGCATTGAGAGGTTGATTGCTATTTGCTCTATGTGTTATACTTGTATCCAACACCTGAGTCTCAAGGTCAAAGAGGCAGCGATTAACAGGAACGCCGGAGGATATAGCACCTGTTTCGTTAGGAATCCGATAGTGGTACTAGGAGGGTACTATATAAAAAACCGAATGGTACCACTGCCCAAAAGCGTTTCATGGGGAAACGCTGGGCAAGCACTTCATTCAAACAATAGAAATGAAATGAACCATACCTATGTTCAAAACCAACTTGGCGGCTTATTGCCGCCCAACCCATCTATTACTTATAAAGCAACCAACACGGGCATGTGGCATGAGAAGAAACCTTTACATCTGTCTACCTTAGTGTCTTTAGTACTACCTAGACTGCTTGACCCGATGTAGTTCAATCGGGTTAGCGCTAGACAGTTTGTACTGCAACTGTCAAGTTGTTGACGTATGCCGGTAGAGTGTTATTATGTACGAGCATCATGTGTTTCAGGTTTGGGGAAGAGGGGCTTTTTTCAGTACCTCCAGGTATCTTTTTTGCTCCTTTTCCTCTAACTTGAATGGGGAGGATGTTAGTGGAAGATAAACATAGGATACGGATTGCTAAGTTAGAAGTCGTGATACTGCAAAATGGTGAAATCGTTTGTGCCGGTAAGCGTATCGGTTGGATGAACGAGAAAGTACCCTCTTTGCTTGGTAAGGGTATAGTACGTCTTGAGGAGTACATTGAGGAGGTTGAGGAATGAGTCTAGAGGTAGCTAAGTTAGTGAAGAAGATCATGGATGAGCTTTATCATTTCCAAAATGATGTACGTATATACTATTGGCCTGCAACCGATTGTTATCATATAGAGTTAGAGCATACTGGACAGACCAGGTACTTAGAGTCAGAGGAAGAGGTTTTATACCTTATCAAGGAGGTGCTTGGTACGTGACTCTTGAGATAGCAATACTATTAAGGAAAGTTCTTGATATACTTTACTCCGAGTCTGTTTACGAGATACGGATACTTTACAACCATCATCGTCTTATTCCAGCCGACAAACGAACTTTTAGTGTAGAGTTAAAGACTGAAAAGCAGACTCAGTACTTTGAGGATGAAGAAAGCATTTTATTACATATTGAGGAGGTGGTGTAATGGAAAGAAGTGTAAACCCTAAGAAAGTCGGTGAGTTGTATCTTGACCTTAAGGTTGATAGTGTAGCCTTTAATAGAGTGAGAGATCAGCTTAGAGCAAGAGGTAAGACCCTTAGTAAAGCAGTACTACCAAGCTACAACCACGATACCGTTGATGCTATGGCCCTTTCTTGGGATAAAGCTAAGCGAGTCTATGGTGGTGCAAGAACTGGATTGAGTAAAACCATTAATCAATATGGTGTGGAGTTCATAAATGGTGTACCCGTTCGTCGGGTTGGTGATGAAATAAATAAGGAGAGTGAAGATATGTATAGCCAAGAACCAAGAGTAGAGCTAAAGACTGATGTATGTGGTAGATACCACTATGCAAAGGCCTTTATGTACCGTGATGTAGAGACTAAGCGGAAAGGCTGTTACAGAGAGATAATTGAAGGGTATGGTGTCGCTAGACGACAACATGGAGACCCTAAGGATGCGTATGTTGGTGAAGGATTGGCTGTTAGCCGAGCCTTAGAGGATTTAGGCTTTAAGATTGGTCGTAGAGCTTGGGGTAAGGTAAAACATAACGATGATATTAAAGTGATGCGTAGGCAACAAAAAGAACGTAGGCAAGAGAAAGCTAAAGCAGATAGAACTAGGTACCAAAGGTTTTTAGATTCTATGCCTATTATTGGTAAGGTTGGTTGAACGGATGAAGATCACAATAGAACGACCATGCGCTATGCCAATTGAGGTAGAGACCAATGATGGTCTTTCTAGTGAAAAGTATCCCGCTAAGCTAACAGTAGCAGGAGAGACTGAGTATCTTACCTTTGAGGAGCTAACAAAGCTATTTTCCGCTTTATTCGCTTTATTTGGTTATTTAGATCATAAAAAGGATAGAGAGGCGAAAACCACTTGAATGGAGAAGAGTTTGATAAGGAGAGAGTTGAGCAGGTTGCTTATTACAAACAGGTTGGTATAGACGAGTTATTGGAATGGTTACTTGAACATAAGGAACGCTGTTTTGATAATCGGTGTCTTGTCTGTATGGAGCATAATGTTGTGATAGAAGAAATCAGAGAGAGGTTAGAAACGAATGAGCTTACCTAGAAGTACTACTGAGCAGATGAAGTTATCGCAAATGGAGGAAAGCCGTAGGCTTGCCATTAAGCGTGTAGAGTTCGGGATGCGTTGGGATAGTAGAGAGGAGACCAGAGCCTTAGAAGATCATTACCGTGAGTGTAGGCATATCATTAGAACTTTTAATGTAGAGGAAGAGATTGCGGATGCAATAGTGGACGTTTGCCACTGGGATTTGGAGGGTTGATATGCTATTAACAGGAATATGTGTTATCTGTAGGGAGCATAAGCCTACTAGGTTAGGAACCGTTAGTGTGTACGAAGAAGATGGTCAACCTACGCCTGTATTGAAGGTAGAGGTATGCGTTGATTGTACAACTCCTGCTAAACCAAAAGAGGAGTTTAAGAAAGGAGCAGACTTGTTGTGAAGAATTATATACATCTGTTCTTTTGTAGCCGTTGTTACCAGATGAAGAATCACCGCTGGATGGGAGATACACCATGTAAGGGACTGTTTAGCGTTGAGTGTTGCGCTTGTGGTCGTCGGCCTGTTATAGATCAAGTTATGATAGGTAGCGCGATATGGGAAGATATAGCAATCGAAGAGAATAAGGAGGTAGTTAGTAATGCAACTTGACGCTATTAGTTTAGGAATAGGCTTGTTTCTTGGTATTGTGGTTGGTGTTGGTTTGATTACCATGTTAGCCGTAACTTATGGAGGTGGTAAAGAGTGACAGATAGTAAGAAGATATGCCCATTCAGAGAAGACGAGTTTTGCTTTGAAGAATGTGCTTTAGCTTCACATGACTTTGTTAGTAATGAGCTTATTTGTGCTTTTACCTTTTTGGCTAGGCAACTAGCCTTGGTAGCAATGAATGGAGGATGGGGTAAATGATAAATTTAGCGTATGGTCTTTTTATGTTGGTAGGAGCTTTAACCGTAGGTGTCTTAGCTATGCTTTTTCTTATATGGTTGGGTACTGTGATAAAGAGAGTACATCGAGTATCAAGGGATTACCATGAGACCGCACCAACGCCTGAGCTTTGGGGTGAAAGTAATTACTTTAATTGCCTACAGAATGGACTCACTGATACTAAAGGGAGATTGTACATAGCAGAGCGTAATGGTAGTAATGCTTGTTATCGGATAGATGTGCATGTTATGGACAATAAGCATACGTTGACTGCTAAGGCTATTAAGCGAAACAAGGAACGTAAGAGGTTAGAGGAAGAGACTACCCCTGATAGATGTGGGGATGGTATGTGATGGTATTGAGTGATTGGTTTATGCCGTTAGCAATTGCGTTCTATGGTACTACAGCTTATGTTGTTGGTTATCTAATGGGAAGGTGGAGTAGGTAATGGTTACTATTGTTGGTGCGTTTGTGCTTGCCGGTATTGTCTTAGCTGCGTTCATAGTTCTTGGTGTACTGGTATTAACGTGGGTACTTAGTACGTTGTTACCACTGTTCGGTATAACAGCTACCGTTACGTGGTTGCATGGTCTAGCCCTGTTCATACTGATAGGGTTCTTTAGTAGCAGAGTACGGAGTGACAAGTGATTAAGTGTGAGTACAATCCTTGGAGTCCTTGTCGCTTTAATAGTGGCTGGACTGTAGACGATAGCATAGCTCACTTGTATGATGAAGCTACCCATCATTGTACGCTTGAGGACATAAGGCTTGAGTTAGCACCACATGGTTGGTTCAAGTGTTGTAACTATGAGCTTGTTGAATGACCCCCTATGTACATTGAGGTGGTGATTGCTACATGATTTATTCGCTGGTAGTTAATGGTACCCTATCCCTAATGTGGGGTGCCATGTACTACTATACCCGTACTCCCTACACGTTATTCGCTAGTGGAATAGCCCTTGGTGGAGCTGTTACGTTGGGTACCATCGCTGTACTGGATGATAGGTACAGACGTAACCACCACTAGGTTGTAGCATACCGTTTGCTTATGGTATAATCACTCTGTTTAATCATACGAATCGCACACAAGAGACCGCTTTATAAATAGGGAGGAGCTAGGCATGGATACGCCGGAAGAGGCCAAGGTCAAGATGATGGCTGCATATGCTATGGTATGCGTCAATGAGCAGGACTTAGCCACGTTCAGTAAGTACCTCGATGACTACAGTACAGGGCTGATAGCTTACGCTGTTCAAGACCTCCTTGAGTACCTGGGTATGGAGGGGGAGGTAGAGGTAGAGGTGGTACAGTTGACACGGGAACAGAGGGAGAAGCTGGAGGAATCAGGAACATTAGAGGATTACTTGATGAATCGAAAGGATAAGAGTGAATGTGATGGTTGAGGTATCTTATATGGTATTGATAACATCGTTATGCTTATGCCTATCCTCCGTATTATTGCTAATTACTTATGCTTGCCTTAAGTCTTTGTGGTACAGTATCGTATCCTGTTTGGAAAGAGTGAGGGATTATCTAAATGGCAAAGGTAATCTACGTTGACTTCATTAAGAAAATTAGAAAAGTAAGGAATCCATTAAATCGTTCACTGTTGCAAAAGGTTTATAGATTGTTGAAGCGCCGCTGACCCTACCCCTCCCCCCTTTCTAAAAATCTCTACGTTTGCTGTTGTTGTGCGAAGCGGTACAAACAAATTTATAGTACTTTTGAGGAATCCCTACTACGTATGTAATAGTAAGGCTGCTGTAAGGTCTACTGTATACAAGCAAGGGCAAAGATGCTATACTAAGGCCACTATGAGCGTTAAAGGTACACATCCAGGGTTGACAGAAGACGTAAAGGGCATTATCTTTACTGCCTTAGCTGAGGGCTGTACCCGCACCGGAACGATGAAGGCCGCTGGTATTGCCAGGCGTACCTTTTATACTTGGCTCGAAGATGTGCCGGAGTTCAAAGCAAATGTGGAATTTGCTGAGGCTGAGGCCAGAGTGTTAATTGAGGCCCGACTTCATAGGTTGGCTCTTGACGGGGATAAGCTTTCTATCATGTACTGGCTCCAAAACCGGTACCCTGATGATTGGAAGGATACCCGTAACTTCAAGATAGATCAAAACATTGCGATTCAAGATCAGAAGATAGCGGAATCAACGGATGAGGAGATATTGAACATCTTAGAAAAGGAATTAGATATAGATGTCTCAGAGCTTAGGCGAGCGACAAAATCAACAGAAGATTGAGAAACTAATAAGAGAGATAGCAAGGCGTAAAGCTGCCCGGTATACACCGGTAGATTATGCTGAAATCAAGTTCCCGTATAAGTATTGGCAGATACAGCGGGAAATTGTCGAATCTGTATTTAAGAACCGGTATACAACCGTTAAGAGCTGCCATACATCTGGTAAGACCTTCCTCGCTGCTACTGTGGTATTACTGTTTATGGAGGCCTTTGTACCCTCTAAAGCAATTACAACGGCAACAACGGGTCTCCAGGTAGAAAAGTTACTATGGGCCGAGATCAATACCCAGTTTAACAAAGCATCCCCAGCCTACCCTTGGGTATGGCGTTGCTTGAACAAGGAGCTAAAGATAGCCTCAGACCATTTCGCTCTAGGATTCTCCTCTGATGAAGAGATTAACTTTCAAGGCTTTCATAGTCCTAACTTCTTACTGGTTGCCGATGAAGCATCTGGTATCGCTACCCCGGTATTCGATTCCCTATCTACTCTGTTATCCTCTGGTAATCCGCATACGCTCTTAATATCTAACCCTGACTCTCTAACCGGTTACTTCTATCATAGCCATGAGCAGGCTAAGTTTAATAAGTTCACTATATCAGCGTTCCAGACTCCTAACTTTACCGCATTTGATATTACAATGCAGGATATACGGGATGGTGAGTGGCAAGAAAAGATAAAGGGTAAGGAGATGCCTTTCCCTGAATTGATAAACCCGCAATGGGTTGCTGAGAAGTATGAGGATTGGGGAGAAGACCGACCGCTCTTTGTTGCTAAGATATTTGGAGAGTTCCCTAAGAACGCGGTCGATACCTTGTTCCCTCTCGGACAAATTGAGCAAGCCCAGAAACGCATCGGCTCAACCCACGGCACTAGACAGTGGGGGCTTGATGTTGCCCGTATGGGGTCGGATAGCTCCGTTCTCAAATATCGGCGGGGCGAAAGACTAGAATACTCTCAAGAGTTCTTTAAGTTCGATACTGAGGAGTTGGCTGATTGGGCTTTCTTTACTATTAATAAAGTAGATAGTACTGCTCCGGTCGCGGTCGATGCCGTAGGTATTGGTGCGGGTGTAGCTGATAAACTCCGGCGGCGAAAGTTGAATATCTTTGAATACTCCGGCTCTGGTGCCAGTTGTGACGAGGATTGCTTCAACCAACGGTCAGAGTTCTATTGGCACCTTAGTAACCTCTTCCGCAAAGGCAAAATCCACGGGAAGGGTATTGATGAAGACACTAAGGAAGAATTAAGTGCTATGAAGTATGAAATACCCAACGGCAAGGTAAAGGTAATGAGGAAAAAGGATATAAAGAAGATAATCAACCGCTCACCTGATAAAGCGGATGCTTTGATGCTTTGTTACGCGCCTATTGACAATATGAGTGCTGTTGATGATATAATTATACCCACAACGGATGAAAGTAAGCAAAAGCCGAATGAACAAGGGGTAGACCATTGGTATCCGGCATAATGATGGAAAGGGGAACGATGTTAATAGAAACAGCGCTTAGTAGGCTAACTAGGTCGGCATGGAAGATGTTTAGAATAGAACACGATACCAAGGAAGTTGTTGAGGCAGGCGTACAGGTATTAGTTGGGCATGACGATTGGAACGAGATTATAAAAGCAATACATTTTGCTCAACAAGAAGTGTTGAAGAAAGACACGGGAGAGTAGATATGTTAAGAAGCGTCAAAGAACTAATAGAGGAAGAGCGTACAGACTTGGGAGATTGGGAAACCCTTGCTTACCTATTGGAAAAGCTAGATAGAACAGATAGAGAGGAAGGGCCGGTAGGTATGCCTCCCTATCTTAAACGGATATTGGCAGCCTACAGACGAGAACAAGGGGGAGATTAGGCTTCGAGCCGGTGAAGGCTTAAAGAGCAACCGGTGACCGGGGTTCGATTCCCCGCTCCTCCACCAGGCCCAGGGCATCGCTACCTAATAGGGCAAGCAGTTAAGGCTCTGCTTAACAAAAGCCTTTACCTGGTGGTAGCTCAGCTTGGTAGAGTTCCCGGTTTGGAACCGGGATGTCGCAGGTTCAAATCCTGCCCATCAGACTTTGCGATTGCAAAACCGCTTGTATGTATGATATACTTACGCTTAGTAAATCAACAACAAGGGAGATTGGCCGATGGCCGGATTGCTCCATAGGATACATAGCGGATTAACCAAAAACACACCAGAAGCTAAAGCTGCTAAAGAGGTACGCATTACTAGCTCTGTGCCTCTTATTTCAGATCGTAATACTCAACCCAAAAGCCTACAAATAGATTTCGCATCTATGACTAAGTGGGCTTTTCGAGGTAACGAGCTAGTACATTCTTGTATAGGTGAAAGGGGAAAGGCGTTTAGAGAACCGCCTTTACGTATTTATAACGAGACTAACGATAAATGGGAAGAGGGCAATCCAGTTGAGGTATTACTGAAAGCGCCGAATCCATTTAGGAGTCAAGCGGAGTTTTGGGAATCAGTCGAGCAACACCTTTTACTTTGCGGCAATGCCTTTATATACAAAGCAAGGGATGAAGATGGTAACGTAGTCCAGCTCTGGCTCAAAAAGCCGAATCTTATTAAGGTCGTTCCCCATCCTACTAAGTTTATCAGTCACTATATCTATACTATTGCCGGTCAAGAGTACATGTTACCGGTTGAAGACATTATTCACGTTATGTATATCGACCCTGACAATGATTATTACGGAATATCCCCTTTGGTAGCAGCCGCTAAGAAAATAGATGCCGATAGTGAGCTTGGTACTTTTGCCAAACACGTATTGCTCAATATGGCAACTACCAGTGGGGTTTTTGTTACCGATAAGAAACTAGGCCCAGACGAACGGCAAATCTTGGAAGACAAGATGGCGAGTAGATACATAGGGGCAATTAGGGCTGGCTTGCCGATGGTATTATCCCACGGCATGAAATACGAGCAGACTTCCATGAATATGAAAGACCTGGACATTGGTAACTTGTCATCCTATGTAGAAAGCCGTATCTGTCTAGCCCTCCACGTACCGGCAATTGTTGTCGGTGCCAAGGTGGGGCTAGATCGCTCTACCTTTACTAACGCTGGAGAGGCTAGAGAGTATATGTATGAGAATACGGTTGCTCCTGAATGGCAAATGGTTGCTGACAAGGTAGGGTTCGATCTCTTAGGAGACTTTGGTATGTTAGAGGAGGCACTTGTTCCTCGATTCGATACCCGGCAAGTGAAGGCTCTACAAGAAAGCGAGACTGAGCTTTGGGAACGGGTAGATCAATTTGAAGGTTTAAGCATTGTAGAGAAACGGGTAAAGATTGGCTATGCCAAAGACCCTGATGGTATTGTCTACATGGATGCCAACAAGGTACCGGTCGATATCGAAACAGGTGAAGGCCTGACACCACGGGAACCTGACCCTGACTTAGCCGAAACCCCGGCGGGGCAAGACCCTGAGGGTGACGCTGCCAAAGCCAAAGAAAAAAAAAACAAACAGAAGCCAAAGCAAGAAGACTAGTAAGCCTACCAACCCCTGAACAGCGCCAACAACTCCTAGATAACCTTGTCGAAATAGAAGAGCGTAACCTTAAGACAATGACCTTTGCTTGTATCAAGGTCTTTGAACTGATTGCTATCGAGATTGCCGAACATTTAGACCGCCGCAATATCAAGACCTTGGAAGTCAAGGACTACCAACAGACTCTTGATGATGCAAGACTTAGAAAGAGACTTGAGCGAACGGTTGACAATGGATTACGGGAAAACATTACCGAGGTTATGAGCGAAGGAGCCGAGGGTACCCGTCGAACGCTTGGCTTTGGTTTTGGTCTGACACATGAGGAACGGGTTAAATATGCCAGAGAACATACCAGTAGACTCTCCGGCAGTATAGCCAAGACCAGCGTTGATGATGTTAGGGAAACGATTGCTAAAGGTATAGCAGAGGGCAAAGACCTCCGTAAGGTAAGAACTGAGTTGATGGAAAAGGTAGACGGTTGGACTGAGGCTCGGGCTGAGACTGTAGCCCGTACCGAAACCTTGAAAGCTGCAAATGAAGGTTCCCTTGCTGTAATGAAGAAAGCCGGTATCGAGTATAAGCAGTGGCTTGCTGCTCCAGACGCTTGCCCGTTTTGTAGGTCTCTTGCCGAACAAGTAAGCGCAATTGATTCCGAGTACATGTTGGACGATCATTCGATGGATATACCTCACAAGTCAAGGCCTGGTTATACGGATGCTATGAGCGCAAAGAACACCTACGGGGATATGACTACTCCTCCGGTACATCCCCGGTGCCGGTGTACGATTGCCGGTATCCCTGCCTCAGAAGTTCAAGACTTTGGAGAGGACTTTAGCGGGAAGTTCGATGATCGTAACGCTGACTACAATAAGCTTTCGGGTCTGGTTGACAATATGGATGATTTAGGTTTCCAATACAATGATCTTACTAAAGTCACTAATCGAGCGGTTATTGAGAACCTGAAACACGGCCTACCGGCCAATGTCCAAATCATTAAGTTCCAAGACCGGGTAAGTGTGATTATCAACGGTAGCAATGTAACTCCTGCCCTACAAAAGGTCTGGGGTGCCTTACCTAAGGTAGGCAAGATACTACATACTCCCCTAGTAGGTGGGGTTGAGGCATACAAGGATACCCGGTTAATGCTTACTCAGAGTGGTAAGATACCGGCTACCAATTACCACTTTACCAATGTACCAGCTAAGCATGTAGACCAGGTTAAGGCCGCTTTCGGAGAACTGGAGAAGAAATACGGGCCGGTGGCCGACCGTATAACAGATATTGGTAGTTTGTCCTATTCTGGCCCTGATAAACCGCCTATTGCTTATACCCAACGTGTAGCTGGCGGTAAAAACCGTATTGTTTTTGTCGAAGAGAATTGGGCGGTTAGTGAAGAGACTATTGATGATATGCTAACTAGCAGTTATAATGCCGGTTGGACTGCAACCCCTGGCACTAAGGGAGTTACCAACCATGAGTTCGGTCACCGAGTAGACGATTACTTGAGTCGTGTTGAAGGAGTTAATACTGCTCTACCCTATCCAAGAGGTGACTTCATTAGTGGTGTAGCGGAACTAGATTCTAGTCAAGAGTTTGCTGAGGTGTTTGCCTTACATGAGAGTGGCCTAGCCCCCGGTAACCTCCAAGTTCAGGCAATGGCAGAACTATTAAAGAAAGGTGGCTTACTACCATGATACCCTTCCCTCCAGACTGTGTAAGATGTAAAAACAGAACCGGTAGGAGAATATGTAAAGCGTTCCCAGAGGGAATACCTAAGGAAATCTACTTAGAAGAGTTTGACCATACTAAACCGTTTGAAGGCGACAACGGCATACGCTTTGAAGAGGAGAAACTAGACAAGGGGTAGCTTGGTCTGATATAATGCAAACTGGTGAACATTAATGTATGAATACTTAGAAACCAAATTAGAAATTAAAAGCTCTAACTTTCAGGAGCGTACTTTTGACGCTGTTGCTGCTGGCATTGGTAACGTAGACAACGGTAAAGATAAATTCCCTAAGGGCGCTTTTAAGCGCTCTATTGATGGAATGGTGAAAGCCGGGAAGGTAAAGTTTCTCGATGCTCATCCCCATAGATACCCAGGTGTACCTAGTACCAAGTTCATCATGGGTAAGGTTGTAAGCGCTTACGAAACTGACACTGAATTGGTTGTTCGTATTTATGTAAGCAATACCCCAGACGGCAATGATTTACTTACTAAGATTCAAGAGAAAGTAGTTGATGCTCTATCGGTCGGCTACTTACCCGTTAAACAACACTTTGAAAAAGATGGTGACGAGGTTATCAGAGTCCTTGAGGAGGTGAAACTGATGGAAGTTAGTGCTGTTATTTGGGGAATGAACGACCGGGCAACCATTGATGCTATGAGCGTTAAGGAAAGGGAAGAGGCCGATAGAATGAACGCTAAGGCTTTGACTATGGAGGCTACGTTGTATGAAGAGACAGCGGAAGATGCTCTGTGGAAATCTAACCAAGCTTTTAATAGCACTTTGAGAGAAATTATCTCAGATGATTCTATCGAAGATAAGCGCCCGTTGCTACAAAAGGCGCTAAACGATTACAAAGGTCTCTTGTCCAAATTACTAGGGCTAGATACCGCTGAGTTGACAGAGAACGAAGAGTTTGTTACAATCAGAGCCAACGAACCGCTTATTGCACTTCTTGAGGGTAAGCAGGCACTCAGCAAAGGAGAGAAAGACCCTCCGAAAGCTGACCCGCCTGATGCTGAGGGAACCCGCTCCGAAGAGGACGTTGAAGCTCTAAAACATAGAGTTACCGGGCTGAGGATTACTCAGTTGGAGTAACAACATGTAGAGAGAGACTTTAATAGAAAGGAGTGTAGAAAGAAAATGGCACCTAAAGTTAATTACAAAGAGAAGATTGAACAGCTAACTAAGGACATTACTACTGCCTCGCTTGAGGCTCGTACCATTATGGTCGAGTTCGAGGGTAAGGCAATGCCCGAGGGTAAAGCGGCTGATGTTGATAAGCTCTGTGTTGAGGCTGAGGATATGCAGATTGAAGTTAAGCGGTTGACGAGACTGCTTGGCATTGAACCTACTAAACCGAAACCTAAACCAGACCTTAAACTCCCGCATGGCGATGAAGGCGAAGAGAACCCCGCTGGTGGTACAATCGAAACCAAGGAAGACCCGGTTATCGGTTATATGACTATGGGCAAAGCGTTTACTATTGCCAAGGTTTACCTTGAGGGTAAGGCGGTTGGTTTTCAAGGCTCCTCACCGATGGCTGCTATGGAGGTTACCCAGGATGGTTTGGTACCTGTTACCGAGTCTGCTTGGGCAGAAATCAAGGCGAGTGATGTTACTACTTCAATCGCTGGTGCGCTTATCCAAAATGACCGAGTTGGCGAGATTGTTCGGGAAGAAGATAGGCCGCTAAGGATTCGTAACCTTTTAAGCGTTGGCCGTACCGGTAGTGATACGATTGAGTATCTGGAAGAGACCTTTGATAACCAGGCGGCTGGTGTTCCCGAAGTCTTTGTTGGTGAGGCTACAAAGCCGAAATCTGATATCCGGTACGAAGAGAAAACCGGTCTCGTTAAGCAAATCGCTCATTACGTTCGTATATCGAACAAGATGCTTGCTGATGCGCCACAATTGCAGTCAGTTATTGATACCCGTCTGTCCTATGGACTTGACTTGGTAGAAGAGAACCAACTGCTTTGGGGTACTGGAGCAAGTAACGATCTTACTGGTATTCTTAATACCGCTGGTATCATCGACTATGCAACCGCTATCCACGCAACCCGTGGTTCTAGTGACCCTGCCGATACCTTGCTTGACAAGATTAGGCGGTCTCGTACCAACGTAGCATTGCAGTTCTATGAGGCCACTGGTGTAGCAATACATCCGCTTGACTTTGAAGAGATTGAACTGCTTAAGGGTTCAGACAACCGCTATCTATGGGTTACTGTTCCTGATGGCGCTGGTATGCGCGTATGGCGACTTCCTGTTGTGGAGTCCGTAGCGCTTACAGACCCATCGGCTACTGGCGAACGTCACTGTTTAGTCGGCGCTTTCCGTATTGGAGCTAATATCTTTGACCGTGAAGGTACCAACATCGAAGTTGGTTACGCTAATGATGACTTCATCACTAACTACAAGCGTATTCGAGCTGAGAAAAGACTAGCACTTATAGTCTGGAGACCGGCAGCGTTCATTGACATTTTGACCAATGCGGCTGGTTCATAAGCTGAATTTATAACGGGGGGTTCGGAAACGGCCCCTCGTTTTGCTTGCCATAATAGTTACCATGCGCTAGAATGTGAAGCACTGTACAGTCTTCTAAGGTAGGTATCATGCTAAAGATAATCATTCAAGGGTACGGA